ATCTTAATACACTCTTATGAACCTATTGGTAAGGAACTATTCTTCTACTTGACCTAGTTTAAAACATTTTCCTAGAGAGAAATGCAATCATAAATAGAGCCGATTGGGCTATTCATTTTTTTTAGATGTGAAAGGGATTTTGTATGGGATTTACCAAAAAATGAAATGCTTTGTTATTTAAAGAGTATAAGCATTCAACAAACCAAACAAACGCTTTCAAACCGAAAACATGGCCACTTACAACGACCTTCCTACCGAACTCACCGAGAACATCTTCACCTACATGCGACATGAACGCCGACAACCACCTCACGCCTATTGCATTGATAAATTGATCCAAAATACCGACGAGCTCATCTCTTCGGCGGTATATGATTTTACCGATATCCTAGCAGTACTTGAGGGGCGAGAGGAATTGAGCGACTATGTTGGTTCCTACACGGGGAATGCAGTAGAGCTTGAGTTCTTCTACCCTTACCTAATAGCTCACGGATGGGATGAGTCGAACAATGAGATCGATGAAGATGATTACGAAGAACCACAGGTGCTGTCATGGACATTTCACTTGGGAGATATGACGAAGAAATACGACAAACACGATAAGAATGGCGTACCGAACTTTTGGCATAACGATGGCCCAATGAACTTTTCACGCCATTAATAAAAACAAATAAAAATCGACGATAGGTAAGTATAATTTTTTATTCCAACCAAACAATATCATTTTCAAGACCAATCTTGTAGCAATAGTAGAAGCAGTCGAAATTACAACCTTTTGTTGCTGTAAGCGTTCCATCTGCATCTTGTTTTATGAAATGTATGCGTCTTCGTGGAATGATGATTTGCAATTTACCTTTAAACCCACGCATATAAGACGTGTTGATTTTTGATGACGGCATCAAAAGGATAAATGGTTTATCGAGTTCTTGAAGACGAGGCATAATGTCTTTTACTAAACTGAAGGGCGGATTAGAGACAATTAAATCACCTTTATCTTCCACAAAGAAGTCAATTGGTTCGTGTATCACATCATAGCCCATTTCGGTCAAATGGGTTCCTGACTGGCCGTCGCCATAGAATGCTTCCCATATCACCTTGTCCTTCGGAATGTATTCCTCAATCGCTTCCCACGCATGTTTTGGAGTCATATAATCATCGTGCTTGATGAAGGTCTTTGTGTGGAATCCTGCCATTATACTATAGATACACATAATATATGATTCTTTTCATTTTTTCAGTTATGTAGGCAATATGATATTTTGATGTGATTTATGCTCTACTACAGGCGTGTAGGTAAGTTTATCAAAAAAAATGAAATGGATTTCTTTGACAAAGGGTATGACATCTACAAACCAAACAAACGATTCAAACTCAAAACATGGCTATGAAGAAACCGACCAAAACTGACCTCGAGGCTGGGCGTGTGTTCCGATGCGGCAACTGCGATGCTTTCTGCACTGATTGGTTTTCGAGTATCACCCAAACCTTTGAAATGGGGCGGCCAACGAATGAAGATACGGATTATTATTGTACCCAAGCTTGTTCTAATAAGCACTGCCGAGACGGATTGCGGACTGATTACGAGGAAAATATTGAAATCCTAACGGAAACTGAGACGATTCTAAAAGAGATGTTACAGCGATACATTCTCAAAGGAAAGAAAAGCAAGACCCTCTTTCAAGCGATAAAGGTGGTACGCCAAGATATCAAGACCACCACTATGCTATTGAGTGGCGAGTACGCTCTACATATTATGAAGGTGGAGTTCTTCAAGATTAGTGAGGCTGCTATGGAACTCGCCGAGTTGATCGCAGAAGAAGAAGATCCTGAGTTCTGCGATGAACAGGATGAATACACAGAATACGAAGCACAAAGCACAGCAATGTGGGCTCGTTCTTTGGCGGAAGACAAGGAAAAATCACTATCGTTGTGGTTCAACTAAAAAAAACAAAAAATCATTTACAAATATTATTAATCACAAATAAATTATGGGCGGTAACGGCATTCGCCAATTTTTTTATTAGTTCTTCGTATCCTTCCTTATGCTCATCATACTCAAAAAAATTAAACTCGGACACCTTGTTGGTGAAATAAATAAAATCATCATAAAATACTTTTGTATCATGGTCGGTCTCACTATGAGATACGACCTCACAACCAGCCGATAGAGCATTATTAATCCTGTGGGTTTCTAAAGCACCATCGTGATAATACGGCAGGTTCAATACATATTTTGCATTGCTTAAAACCGCCTTCATATCAGCTGGCGTTGTAAGCTTCCAGTCGAAAATAAACTTTATATTTTTATCAGGATATCGCTCGATAAGCCGATCACGAACCTTCGCGCGTTCATCTGTCTCCGTTCCTACAAATAAAATATCAATCTCCCTCACCTTTGTATTTTCAGGTGCTTTTATAAACTCGAAAAAATAATGACTAAAAGCGTTCACGCCCAAGTTCTTCTTCATATAATCAGTAGACGCCTGAGAATAATCAAACACAGGATTAGATTTTAGCAATGATAGATAATATTTATCGCGCATAAACCTTGATGACGGAGGCTCACTATTATAAATGATGTAACCTATTTTAATACTTGATTGGATATCGGTCAGTCGTGCTGCACATTCGTGGGCTCCATACACGATAAAAATCTCTCCCTCTTTTGGTTCAAATACACCCTTAACTACTTGCAGATTATACTTCAACGATAATACATACGCTGGTTCATTAAAGATTGGGTGACAGCACAATATCTTCACTTTCTCCATGTTATATAATAGCTACACTATATTATATAATTTATTAACGAATAGTTTATGCTCGCTTGCGACTCTCGCTCTGACGAATATTATTAAATGCGTTCAGTGTTAAACCTTCAGACCGTGCGAGCGATTCTAATGATTCTTGGGAGCCTTTCGGCTTTTGTTTATTCTCACTCCACGCTGCAAATACGCGGTCCTTTACCGCTTGTGGATATGTTGCCCGCGATTTTTTCGCTGGCTTGGGCGATGGTGTAGCTGGTGGAGAGCCAGCCGCTGCCGACGTTGACGCCTCCCTAACTGTAGGCGAGCGTCCCCGTGGCGAGGTTGGTGTAAGTAGTGGCTCGGGGCTCTCACTGCGGTCAACCGCTTCAGGCTCTGGTTTATTAGTAGAGAGAGAGTGTATCGATCTGTCTAATATGTTTAACTGCTGCCCTGCTAGCGCCCTATATTGCTCGAAGCCTTGCGGTCTGGCTTCATTTTGTAACGTCTGCTGCTCTATGACACTGCCCATGATATACTTTAATTGCGCGCGTGTCACGGGCTGGTCATCGGCTAATAGTGGCTTCTCAATCTGTCCTATCTCTCCTAACACCGCATTGTTCCGCAATGGACCCGCCTGTAACATCGCTACTGTCTGTCTTAGTTCTTGTGATTGTTGCAGCACGTCCTGTGACACAGACGGACCTGTTACTACCTGTGCCAGACCGCCTCCGCCTCCGCCTCCAAATGACACAGGCGCACCCGCTTTCTTTGCACGAGCCCGTCGTCTGCGTGGGGCAGTTGCTGCATTCACTACTACCTTTACGTTTTGCACTTGCGACATACCACTAGTTTTTTTAGGCGGCGCCTTCTTCTTCTTTTTCCTACGCTGTAAAGGCATATATATATACCGACATATAATTATTCCTTTGGCGTTATCTCCAAGTGATTAAAGCATTTATAATACTGATACTTGGATGATTTTTTTAGCGACATATCAACGAATAAAAACGAATAGCGATCTTTGTCCTCGTCCTTTTCATACACGTAATCAAATATACTTTCGGTCTGGTCTCGTTTGAACGGGAACAGCTCTGTCATGATTGCCTCTTTCTCAGGATTATTTTTTGCACGAAAGAAAGCTGCGTGGCTGAGATTGTTCCTAATACCCGTCGGCAAGTCTTTCCATTTTTGGATGATGAAAATAACCGATAAAAATAAGTGGCGCCGATTTTGACAGAGTTGAACAAGCTTCTTTTCAATTGCTCCTGACTTTTTCAGTTGAGAGCCCACGTCGTCCAGAATTAGGATACTATTTTCCTCTTCGTCGCGATTTTTTTCAAATGTATCACTCAGCTCGTCAAGCGTTTCTAGTTTGAGTTCGCGGTGGATCTGATCTTGTGGAAGCTTCGCGAATTCGTCCGATTTCAACGACTTATTGCCAAGCGTTGGACTTACAATATATATCCTGTCGAATACACCACGATATGACTGGCGCTTACCTTTCTTTTTTCGCTTGGTCATAATCGAGTACATCAGTGTAGTCTTTCCTGAGCCCGACGAGCCAGCAATCGCAAGATTAAATCCTGAGTAGTTAGGTAGTGGCGATGGCAGGTCCTTATGCAATTGCTGATCGAGATTATTCGCCGTATTACCTATGTCAATATCTTTGCAAATGTGTTCGGTAATGTTCATATAATATACCGTCATATAATATAAAATTGAAATTAACTTCGTTGGCTTATCATAATGTATATACGCGATGATTGAGTTTGTAATCGAGAACCGACGTTTGAGATTATATCCTGACGGTAATATTACTCTTAGAACACATTATCGTGGTGAGGAAAGTAAGAGTGGTGCTTGGCATCAGATACAATTCAATTATAACGGCGCTGGATATTTAGCAAGTAATATAAAAATTAATGGTGTTTACAAAAAGTTCGCAAAACATCGCCTATCACATCTCGCACGTAATCCTGGGTGGGATATATTTGATACTAGTAAAAATAATTGTATTGACCACATCAACCATACAAGAGGTGATAATGAAGATGGAAACCTACGTGTAGTTACGAATCAACAAAATCATTTTAATCGGTCTGGTGTGAAAGGATATTATTGGTGTGAACCAAGAAACATATGGGTCGCACAGATTACATTAAATAAGAAAGTTACATATCTCGGTTCTTTCGATAAGGAAGAGGATGCGGCGGCCGCATATTTGGAAGCCAAAGCTCGACTTCATATTATGCCTCCTTAATCATACGTACATATTCGTTCAAGCTTGGCGTGTCCTCTCCTATATTTTTATGAAAGTGATCCCAGTCTTCATTATCGACCCACACCCTCATTATCACACGATATTTACCCTCGGTCGACACGAATGTAACTGTACCGTCACCCTCCCTAGAATAATTAAATGATGACTCGGCCATAAATGAAAATGTGTCATGTAAAATCCTATAATAATTAGGCATTTATATAATGATAGATAATTTTAATCTTCTTCTTCCTCCTCATCCTCTTCCTCTTCATCGTCGCCTACATACGACTGAAAAGTAAAATACGCCTCTTCCTCCATATAGACCGATGCCTCCAATAAGGTGCCAAAGTGAACCGCCGTGAAGTGAAGAGTTCCTGTACAATCTCTCCAGTATTCTAGTCCTGTCACACCATCAACCAAAAACTCACTGTAAATTGAAATGGCGATATTGACCTGAGATACTTTCATTATACCACAGTATAATATTTTAAAATCACGGGCTGAACCCAGTATATCATTAAGTCGTGTTGATTCTTTCTTCGGCAATCATGAATATCTCCTCATCCAGTTCGATACCAATAAACTCACGCCCAGTATTTTTAGCGGCAACAATCGTAGAACCTGAACCCATGCAAAAATCCAAGACTACATCACCTTCATTCGAGTAAGTATTTATTAGCCACTCACACAGAGCTACTGGTTTCTGTGTTCTATGCAATTTCTCTCTATCAAATCCAAAAGATAGTATAGAAGTTGGATATCGTTTGCCGTCTTCACATAGATAAGGTTGTCTAGTATGATCTCCGTATAGGCTACAAGAAGATGCATTTTCTTTTTTATGATATGGTTTCCCGTCAGTCATTTGTGGATTATAAGCTTTTCCATTATTAAAAGGCTTGCCGAATAAATAAATCATTTCATGCTTTCTTAGAACAGCTTTTTTTGCAGAAAGAAAACCTGACACTTTTGGTTTTTGCCATACAATATCATATCGAAACCATTTCTCATTTGAGTTAATCAGTTTGTTTCCGAACTTGGTCGTGCAAAAGAAGAGAATATTAGCACTAGGCTTACATATTCTTTTTAGTTGAAACCACATCTCAACTAAGTCTATTTCAGAATCCCAAGCACACGCCGTCTGCCCATAAGGCAAATCTACTAAAACCATATCTACTGAATTGTCCTTTAGCGTAGGCATAAGTTTTAGACAATCTCCATTAAGCAACATCTACTAAACGCATATATTAAAAATGCTCTTCTAAAACGAGCTTTTTCACTTTTTCACTTTTTCACTTTTTCACAGACCCATTTCATCAAATATACCTAAAAATCAAAGTAAGTTACTTGTACTTTAGCAAAATATATTTACAAATGGTCTATGAAAAAAGAAAAAAAGAGAGGCATACCATACTGTAGGGAGTAAAAAAAAGAGGAAATACTGCTTATGTAGACCTACATACGGCTTCGCTGTCGCTCTTGACGTTTTTTGATGACCCTTGACTAACCTTTTAGGTTTGTTGGGTAACCCTTGACTAACCCTTTAGGTTTGTTGGGTAACCTTGACTAACCTTTTAGGTTTGTTGGATAACCGCGCTGGGTTACCTTAAAGGTCATTAAAGGGTTTAAAAACAACGAGCTGTTATATCTTAATATGACACTCCACACATGCGAATGCTGCGACTACTCGACTCACGTTAGAGCTCGATACGAACGTCATCTCACCACTACTAAACATCTAGAAGCCGTTAATAAGAAGCCCGCCGTTGATGAAGATGAGCTTACATCAAAAGAAGTCGCTGAAAGTTTCGAGATGGTATTTGAGGAGATTGATTTTTTAAAGAAAGCCGTCGCAACAAAGGACGCCGAACTACAAGAGTGTAAGCAGCTAATTATGGATATGAAAACGCATATGCCTACATATGAGCCTCAGCCTCAGCCTCAGCCTCCGCCTCCGCCTCCCCAGCCAATCATCATCCAAACCAGCCAGCCGCCTGCAAATGAAAAGAAAGAAACATGCAATCCAATTTATCATTGTAATGCGCTAAACGAAGATGAAAAACTTAAATCCATTGAAGGCGTAGATACCTATTTCAAAATTGCAGGAGATGTTCAATTTGAGTTTAATGATCTACAGGAGGAGGATGACATTCGAGTCATCAATAAATCATGGGTTTTGAAGAAGCTTACAAACTTCGTAAGCGAAAATAAAGAGCATATTCCGTTTCGCTACTACAAGGGTTCGCTTTACTATAAAAATGAACAAGGGTTTTGGGAGCGCGAAGAAACTCCTGTGAATAAAGGAGAAAAACTCTCTAATGGAACATACACTCACAGCCTACTTGTAAAGAAGCTAATCTTTATTATTCGGAATCGCACTATCACGCATCTAGATAATCTGCTAGGTGATATGTGGCGACTTCGTAACGTTGATGACTTGTTCGTAAACATGGAAAAAGAAACATTTAATCGTGACGTTTGGCGAAATGCTGAACTAGCGAATCATCTGCAGCACTTGCTTAAATAAAAATATACTTTAATTGTTGCATATTTTTATTGGTCGTCTTCAATCAAAATATTAAGAAATTGCCGTCGGTTCGCAATCGTCAGATGACTCGGCGTGTTCGTTGTGCGGGACATTATTAATAGAAAGAGCTGAAGTATCTCTATGCTCACTATTTAACAGTTTGTCTTCTTCTGCGAGCAAATAATACCATTCATCAGGGAAGCCTGGATTTCGATCCGCGTAATAGTCTGCGCCATGAGTTTCTGCTAGGTCAAACTCAGGTCCCAGCTCATACCCTGGCTCTGTAACCAAGTCCTTAAACATATTGGTGAGATAGGACGGCTCCATCTCTACAAACTCGCCCTTATTGACGTGATCACTATAAAGCTCATCAAGCGGTACATCTACAATTCGGGCCTGTGTGATTTCCATTTATATAACCGCCGATTTTATATTTATATATTTTGTCGCACAATGCGTTTATAGAGATTGATTTATTTAGTAGTATTGTATAGAATGATGTCTGATAACGAAAGTATTAGTAGCTCTAGCTCTAGCGAAAGTGAAGTAGATGTTGCCGCCCCACCGCCCGTTGAGGTCGAAAAACCTCGACGCAAAGGCCGTGGCAAAGCGAAGCCTAAGACTGTAGAAGATAAGGTTAACGAAGTAGCAGCCGCCGCCGTAGCCCCAGCTCCTAAACCTAAGAAGGTTAAGAAAGTAGTCAAGAAGGCCGAATCTGCTCCTGAGGTCGAACCTGCACCAGCGCAGATCGAGGAGCCAGTTGTTAAGGCAAAGAAGCCTCGAAAGACACGAGCTAAGTCTGAGCCAGTACCCGAGCCCGTTCCTGAACCTGAACCTGTAGGCGAGGAACTACCAGTCAGTGTCCAACGTAACGGACGGAAGAAGCGCGAAATCACGCCCGCGGAACGTGAGCGGCTATTGGCTAATTTGGCACGCGGACGCGAGACCCGACGAAAGAACTTTGAATTGAAGCGCCAAGAGCAAGCGAAACTAATTGAGGCCGCAAAAGTGAAGATTTCAGATCCAGTTATTAAAGAAGTTCACCACCATTATAAGGAAGCGCCCGCCACGCCCGCGAAGAAGGCCGCGCCACGAGCTGCTGCCAAGCCTGCTGTGCAGATGCCTGTATTTGTTTAAAGTTGTTCTTCTAATACCTGATCACGCCGCACCAGTGGTGATACATCACCATCTGATGAATTAATTGATGATGATGACGAACTCGGTAATGACATCTCAATAGTTTTTAATTTTTTAGTTACTAAAAGTTTATCAGAGTAGTTCACGCCTGACAAGCTGCTTTCCTCGAACAAAAGCATATAATCATTATAAAACTTTTCCAAAACCGCCGAAGGATTTTGATCACGATGGCATTTATCTAACATTAGAACTTTATAGATGGCACTCGCAAGCTGATACCACTTCTTACTTTTTTCTAGTTCAAGTTCAATGGATTCTTGCAGCTTCAAGTATAACTCTACAGAGTTCATTACTCCTATGATGAGAGATATTAAACAAGTCATTCCTGAGATATTCTGTTGAGACATATAATGTTGCATGCCGACTGAGCTGACTGAAGCGACAGCTGACAAAACGATGGTTGGCACACGAAACAGATTAGACATTTGGCGATATCTAAAATAAAGCCGTTTGTGTGTACGCGACATATGAACTGAATTGAGTCTAAGACTTTCTAATAGGTGCTCGTAATCATTTGTCCAGTTCATTATATTATAGTCGTATTATAATAATACAATGAATGAAAATCCCTTATACGAATGGATATCGGACAGTATGTAGATCCGTCCCACCACCAGGAATCAAAGGCTGAGGATTATAGATGTATGACCCGTAATTCTGCACTAGACCGAAGGTGTTAGGCTGTTCCGATAGAGCAGCCGATGTGTAACTAACAGGATATTGCTGGAGAGCCTTGCCAGCGCGAGGGAACCCATCGTACGAGAGTGGGTCGCCCTGAATCCCGCGGTAATAACGCTCATCAATGTCGATAAATTGACCTGGCGGCACGAATGGCATTACGGGAGGTGCTTGTACAGAGAGTGCTTGCTGCAATGCTGCGTTTTTTGTATTATGATTACCTGCCATTTATATAACATAAGAATATTTTAATTTGAAAGATGAATAATTAAATGCTCCCTATATTGATTGAGGATATTGAAGTCGCAAGAATATATTTCTTTACACCACGCCTTTTTTGGTACCGTGTTGGTGTCATGGACCATACATATCATCACCTTATTAATATCACTTTCTACTATATCACCGAGATAACCTTGTAAGAAAGAAACGCCTTCACTACTATTAGCATTGCCGAATGTTCCCTTATGTGAACGTCTGAATACGAGAGTCGCTTCGTTTAACATGTCTAGGAACATGCATCGCTGGTGGTATGTAATCCCGTCAGAGTATAAGAGCATATCACTTGTCCCGCACACTGACTTGCCTGATTCGTAGAGCTGTCGCATGCTGTGAGATATGTAGTCAGCAGAGTACATGTCATCTGTGTCCATAAAAGCGCAAAATCCTGTCTCAGCCATTGATATTAGTAAGTTCCGTTTCGCGCCTATAGTTGATCTTTTCTCTGAAGAAACATATTTTACAGGGTATCTACACTCCGATAAATTACAGCGTTCTTCACCATCGTCATAAATAATAATTTGTGAGATTGATGGATAAGTTTGTATGTTTATATTATGTGTTATAAGGCGACTAAATCTAGCTCTATTGTATGATGGGATAAGAATAGTGACGTTATAGTCCATTATTATAATATATCGATATTATATATCTAATGTCTACACGCAAAATAACATCGGCTGATTTAAATAAGTTGCACTATAAATCACAGCGTCGATCGGACCCTAGGGCGTACATGACTAAGCGACTTGCTGGTAGTGATTTTGAATTGAAGTCAGTAAACCGAGGAATAGCTCAGTTTAAGCACAGCGATGGCTCGACACACGTAGCCGTTAAGGGCACTGATCCACGAAACATAAAAGACCTAATTAGTGACGTGAAACTGGGAATTGGATTCGGTGGCACGGATAAGCAATTTAAGCGCCGACGAAATCAATTGAAGGACATCGCACGTGAGACGGAAGGCCCGCTATACCTCACAGGTCATTCGTTGGGTTCATCAATAGTAACAAAGGCGCTGGCTACTAGTAAGGGATTAAGGGATAAAGTTGCAAAGGCTGACTTATATAACACAGGCTACACGTCAGCATTCCATAAGGAAGTATCACAGGGCCTCACGCCGTCTGATAAGGCACAATTAAAAAAGAAAATCACGCACCATCACGTCAAGTCGGATCCATTAAGCAGTGCACTGACCTTCGGAGCTGTAGGTAAGGTGAAGACATATGAGGTCGAACGGCTAGATAAACACACAATCGACAATTTTTAGTGTTATGTAATATTAATGGCATATTTAATAAACACGCCTTTACAAACAAACACGGTATATTTAGACAGCGTAAATTGTGTCGCACGCTCGCCGAACTTCACATACAGGCTGGCCACGCCGATACGTTCCCCAGTGTCACTTAAAATCCTGCTGTCAGTAGAGAACGTGACGTTTAGGAATACGTTGCCTAATGTGGTGGATGGCCAGTTCAGTTTCATCTATGATTCACTTGGCCTGAACGGCGTGCCTCAAATATTCACGATGCCCGTGCCGACAGGGATATACAGTATGAACTCATTCAAAAATCTATTTAATGAATACACCAACGTAAATATAGGCGCTGGATTATTCGTCTGTAAAGTGGACATGACTAATTTTAAGTTTTCATTTGCTTCAACGGTTCCGTGTCAGCTTATCAATACGGATGTGTATCCCACCACCATAGGGAGACAGCTTGGAGTTACATATACCGACGATAATCAGCAGATATGGCCAATCAGCAGTGTAGGCTCACCAGCCGAGACGATATTCATGCCGCGGTCATTTGATTGGTCAGGCGGTCAATATGTATTTTTAAAGATGGCCGCGGTCACTCTAAATAACATAAATAGTTTAGGCGACATTAACGACACACTTTTAAGAGTTCCTATCAATTGTAACATCGGCTACGTCGTGAATTATAGGCCGACCGATATCATTAGGTTCATCATCCAGCGCGCCGAGATTAACGATATTCAATTAAGATTAGAAGACCAGTACAACAACGTATTGAGCCCTGATGACTTGCAGGTGGTGATGCGTGTTGATTTTATCTCGCCGCCAGAAGTGGATACGCGCGGTGAGGGAACGATCGACTTTTATTGGGGAGAAAATCAGCCGACAGGTATAGAACAAGAAGACGAAGAAGACATATTCGGCGGTTAAAAAAATATAGTGCTACTGTATAATGAAGTTTGCGGTTAAGAAGGTCTTCTCGAAAAGGAACATGGTCGGGCTTAAGAAAGGGCTCAACGTCGCAGGTAAAATCGGCGTTAAGGCGGGACAGATTGCGATGGCCGTTGCACCTGCCGTTGCTCTTACGGGACCACAGGGCGCTGCAGCGGCGGCTGGACTTGAAGCTGGCGGAATGGCTGCGGTTGGGGCTGGCACAGTTCTTCAGTCTGTTTAATTAAGTAATTAAATATATAAAGGTTCAAAAGGTAGAATTAATAACATGGGATATATCTATATTATTAATTGTAATACCACAGGTGAGTATTATATAGGCTCTACTCGCAATTTAGACCAAAGGATTAAGGGACATCGTAGTCTATCGAACAAAACGTCGTCGCGGGGCATAATTATACGTGATAATTATTGCGTGGATATTTTAGAGGAAATCGAAGATGAAATAGACCTCTTAGATAAGGAACAAGAATACATGAATAAGATGAGCGGAGATAAATTGGTTAATAGACAAAAAGCGAGATTGACCGCAGATGAATGCGCAAAATACCGTTATGAAAAGAATAAGCAACCAAAGCAGTGTGAATGTGGTCTGTATATTAGGAATAATCATCTCTCACGCCATCGAGGGTCTAATATCCACGCGGCGAGAATGTCAGAAACGGAAAAATTATTATCTAAAGCTACAGTATAATATGTCCGCAGAAGCATTTTCAGAGTCACTACAGTTCCCGAACGTGAAGAAACGCGCCGTAGCATCTCGCTCTTACCGAGTACGCCTACCGCCGACTAACTCTACTTCATTTTCCCCTGGCCAGACTGTCCAGTTTGACCTACCAGCCAACCTTGCGGGCTCATACTTCAACAGCAATCAGTGTTACATTAAATATAAGCTTACCAACACTGGAGGCAATTCTGACCTTGACCGCTCAGGATGCCTAGGGCTATGGCGTCGCTGTCAGATCAGTACTTCAGGAGCTCAAATAGCGGACATCGACCGATACAATATCCTAGCCACCGCGATGCTTGATGCCGATGCTTCGCAGGAGTGGAAGACATCTGTAGGCGCAAAGCTTATGGGAACAACTGGCAATCTTCGCGGCGAGTATATTGCTGCTGGTGGCACTCGTGACTTTTGCCAGCCTTTCGTGCTGAATCCTCTAGCGCAGACCACGCCTCACCGCATGATTCCGCTCTTCTCACTTTCCAGTCTTCAGATCCGTATGACCCTTGAGGATGCCGCTGTCGCACTCCATCACCACGGCGGGGCTGCTGCCAACTACTCTATCTCGGAGGTAGAGATGGTGATGATGATTACCGAGCTATCGGCTGGTGCTCAAGCTCAGATTGACGCTATGACTGGTGGCAACTATCAAATCCTCTGTACTTCTTGGATTCATTCTAGCGCGCAGATTGCCGACGGCGTCTCGGCTGTGACAGCAAATCTTGGGTTCTCTATGTCCAGCCTTGAACGTGTTGTTATAGCCATTACACCAAGCGCTACTGAGCTGGCCACCGCGGCTTACTCGCTGGGCAATCGTTCCTCGGTGGGTCTCTCCGAATATTCGCTACTGATCAACAGTGAGCAATATCCTGCCCGCCCGATTGTTGTAGGCGATCAGGCAGCCGAGCCTCTTGCCGAGATGCTCATCAGTGACCACAGCCTCGTTGACTTCTCGCGCGGTAATGGTCTCCAAAACGGCTTTGCCCCAGTAGCTGGTACCACGGTTGTAGGCGGCCCTGGATTCACTTCTTTCGCGAATATCTCCCCTAACCAAGGTTCCAACGCTCCTGACCCATTCACTTTCACTGCCGCTGAAGCGACTGGACTCTCGCCTGGTGTTGTTGACACCGCTGCGCTGCCTGCTGCCTCGGATGTAGGAACTTTCCTCGCGGCGATTGAGCTTGAAAGTGCAATCTCTGACGGTCGCTCGAGTCATTTATACAGCGGAATTTCCACGCTTGCGTCGACGGTACAATTGCTTATGAAGTTCAGTGGCGGCGCTGGTGCTGCGGCGACTGCACACTGCTTTGCCAACTTCACCGTTTTGCTAAGCTTGAACACCAAGGGCACAGCTGTGTATAGCATTAGCATTTAGGTAAGAAAATTGATATGATATAATTGATTAATAATTATATGATAACCATGCAATCAGGATACATCTATAAGATAGAATGCAATATTACTGGAGAGGTATATTACGGGTCTACCGAACAAGATATTGAGAAGCGCATAATGGACCACGTCGGGCACGCTAAGTGTGACGAGACGGTAAACAAGTGTAAGTCGGCACAGATAATTGAACGTGATAATTGGGACTACGAAATCGTCGAAGAAGTTGATTATATAATTAAGACTGATTTATATATGCGTGAGCGCTATTACGTGAAAAAATACACGTGTGTAAACGCTTATAATCCATATAGGACGCACGAAGACTGGCAGGAAATATGGTCCATTAAGAATAAAAAATATAGGTCAAATCCTGATAATGTAAGGAAAATTAAGGAATGGGAACAGACTGTGGTTGATTGTGAATGTGGTCGGTCATATACGCAAGCCTGTGCCGCACGTCATAAAGCGAGTGAGACCCATAAATATTACGTGGAGCATGGTGTCGCACAGGAAAGAAAACTTGAAAAGGTTGTATGTGAATGTGGCGGTTATTACGAACCGAAAGGAAAGAACCGACACGAGAGGAGCAAAAAGCATCAGCGATTTATCGACGGTAATTAAATATAAACCCATTATATATGTCCTTTATACAATCCATCTGCGGACCAGCGACCAGTAATGAGTTCGTTTTTTCCACGTCTAATGTATCATCAGATAACGCCTCGTTCATCAATCTAAGCGTATTGGGTGATGCTTCAATTGTAACATTAAGCACTACTAATTTCTCTCCAACTACACTAGACGCACAAGTTCTCACTGCCGTGAATGGCACGATTACCACTTTTCAATCTACCAGCTCTTATATTTCTAATCTTTCTGTGTCGTCTATGAGTGTTGATAATCTCTCGGTTGATGAAGTAGACATCACTCTTTTAGATGTGGAAACTATCGAGGCAGATAGGGTTAAAATTATGGATACAGTCAATTCCAATTATAGTCAGTTAGTAAGGGCATCGGACATTTTTACTATAGCGGGCGGGTACATCGATCCGTCAGACCCGTCAGTTACATATGAGGCAGAGATAAACATGACGAGCGGTACAGGACCGAATCGGGCAATCAACATCAGTTTAGACAAAGCCAACATTAGCGGTAATGTCATTGACGCGATCACGACCAACTCGGTCTCGGTCAACGCAAGTGGTTTGTATAGCGACAGTGTAATAGCGATTGATGTGGATGCAGACGAAGGAAACTTCGGCGTAGTCAATACTCCGTTTCTTAACGTATCAACCCTTGGCGTGTCGGATGTAGTGACAGAGAACATCTCAGTGATAAATGCATCGGTTAATAATTTATCTGTTTACAATACTCTCGATATCAAAGATCAGGATGGAAGTAATCATCATGGTAGCATCTATAATGATACAACAGGATTACATATCGCGGGTAATGGCGAGGTCATTAGAATCAGGTCGGGCGGAGCATTTGATGAGATCGTTGTTACAAAGACTTCAGGCCGTGTCAATATTAGTAATCTAAACACTTCCACCATCACGGGCATTGATGTAACCTTGACTGGCACGATGGACGCGACCACTGTTATAGCAAATGATATTAACACGCCGCTATTGAATGTGTCTAACATCAGCGTAGATGAGGATATATCGTGTGAACAGATCGTATGCGCCGATGTGATATGTAATGATGTAACCACTAATTTTTTATTCGATGTAGACCTGACAAATAATTTGTCGGCGGGACAAGGTATCTCCATCACGAGCGTAAACGGCGAACCAGTCATATCAGTAACGACCCTCATCAGCGACCCACTTAATATTTCTAAACTGAATGCGAGTAATATAAGCGTAGATGTGAATGTGAGTATCGGTGGCAGTTTCACTTGTAACGACGCGCAGATTGACGACTTATTTAATTGTGATATGACGAATACACTACGAGGCGGTACGAGCGGTACGGACATTCCATTCGATAATATGTCGGTTGAGTTCGACAGTGGTACTCTCGATACATTAGTTATGATGAAACCTAATATTGTGCTGTATGGCGTATCACTGCTCCCTGATATAATCACCTTGGCGCCACCGACATTTGAGATGACGACTGGCACCGCGCAGATAACAAACGCCAACATGTCAAATCTCAGTGTGAATAATCTCTCGGTTCTAACGGATATAACCACGCCAGCGGCAACCATCACTGACCTTACAATTCCAGCGTCAGGAACATTGAACCACGATTTCAGCAAGAACTTCACGGCAGGTACAGGCATAAATATAACTCATGTCGGCGACCAAGTTACAATCGCGGCAACAGGCGGCAGCGTCACAGACCCACTCAATCTCTCTAAACTGAATGTATCTAATATAAGCGTAGATCAGGGCATCACTACAGATACTATAACGGTAGATCTGACGCCTAATTTAGTAGCGGGCGCTGGTGTCAATATAACGAGTTTAGGCAACAAACCAGTCATATCAGGAGTCAATAGTGTTACAGCGAATGTTCCAGTGAGCGATTTTATCGAGACGTTACAAATTATCCCATCAGGAACAATTTCGTTTCCATCACAAGGTATAGGTCAAGGTTCGCAACTTATCAGCGTTTATGATTATCAAGGCGGCACAGCTTACACGGCAGCAAACATGTTTACCGTGTATGCTGGTGATAAA